TTGCGCAGCGCCACGGCGCGCTCCTGCGCGAGCGCATTCACGGCGTTCTGCACCAGCTCCTCGGTCATCTGCGTCCGGGTGCCGTTCTGCGCGTCGCGCTCGATGACCTTCTGCACCGCGGCCATGACGTCGTCCGGCGACATGTCCGCGCTCGGCGATGCCGTCAGGTCCCAATTCCGCTCGTTGCCCGGGAACATCAGGTTCATCACCCGGGCCAGGGTGCTGATGCACTTCACGCGAGTGATGCGCGGGTACGCCCGCGAGCGGTCCTTCACCAGCATCCGCTCGATCTCGGGATCGTACAGCCCCAGGTACTGGCGCAGGTTGCGCATCCACTTCAGCTCGGCGATCCGCCGGTCGCTCTTGTAGGTCTCGAACGTCCGCTTCAGCTGATCCGTCAGCGCCTGGAGCGCCATCGGCGACACCTCGCGCACAGGCGCATTGTCCTGCGGCTCCACCGGCAGGGGCATCGCCGGCACTGTGGTCTCGCTCATAGCCTGCTCCTCACCGGAAGTGGTACGCCGGGCTTGCATCCGGGCGCGGCAGCGCCACCTGCTCCCGAGCGTTTACCACCGTCCGGGTCCTCGCGCCACCGTAACGCTGGTCCAGCTTGTGGTGGTACCGGGCCGCGTAGCCGAACGCATCGCCGATGTGGCTATGCTCGTTCTTCTCCGGCTCGGAGCCCCGCGGCACGCCGCGCTTCTGGTCCATCGCGTAGCGCCAGCCGCCGGCCAGCGCACGGATCAGCTTCGGGCAGTGCACCGGGTCGATCATCAGCGCCGGCCCGACGTCCGTCAGCCGCGCGGCGAAATAGTCGATCGCATCCAGGCGCATCGGCAGCCGGTTGTTCGTCTCGACCTTGGTCGTGAAGTGGCGCTTGAGGATGTCCGTCACCGCCCGCTCGTTCGTCACCGCCCGCTGCGCTGCCGCGGGGTCCGGGGCGATCACCACGTTGGCACCCGGGAACCGTCGTCGCAGGTATGGCTTGAGGTGCTGCGTCACCATCCGCTCGACACCGACGTTCTGGAGCGCGATCTCGCCCAGCACCAGCAGCCGCCCCTCGACGTCCTCCTGCGTGAACACGAGGCCCATGCCGGCGAGCCCCGGGTCGAGCCCGATCACCAACTCCAGCTGCGGGTTGAACAGCAGCTCCTTCTTCGCGACGTGCCACTCCTTCTGGAAGCTCGACACCACCGGCATGCCGGCCGCGCTGAAGCCCCACTCCGCGTCGACGAACTGCTTGATCCAGGCGGGCTTCTTGCCCTTCGCCTGCTCGACGTAATAGTCCCGCTTGCCCGGCAGGTTCTCGATGTTCTCTGCGCCCTGGGTCATGCCGCCGGGCTGGTGGTAGTACGTCGTCGCGTGCGGCCGGGCGATCGCATCCAGAGGCGTGCCGCCTGTGCAGCCTGGGTGGCGGTAGGTCACCTTCTCGTCGTGCAGGTGCTCATACCACCAGTTGTCCTCGGTGTCCGGGTTGGACGACCCCCACATCCCCCAGTTGGTCGCCCCGCCGTCCTTGGCGCTCGGGTAGCGGCCACACCGCGCGGACAGCGCGTCGACGATCTCGCGGGGTATCTGCACGAACTCGTCCAGGATCGCGAAGGTCACTTCGAGCGAAAGCACGCGCGCGATGTCCTCCGGCGTGTCGAGCGGGCGAAACAGCACCTCGCACTCCACGTCGTCGAAGCGGAGGATGAACTTGTAGTTCGTCGCCTCCCACCTCCCAGCCTGCCCGTCCTTGAACCACATGAACCATGAGGCCAGCGTGGTGTCCTTCAGCTGCGGCAGCGTGTTGCGCACGATCACCGCGCGTGTACGTCGGATGCCGTCCGGGCCGGGCGCCTGCTTCTTCGCCATGTAGACCAGCTTGAAGAAGATGCCAGTGGTCTTGCCCGAGCCGACCGGGCCGACAATCCAGTTGTAGAACAGCGCGCCAGGGCGGTAGTCCTTGATGAACTCCTTGATCGTCGGCGGCGGCGTGTAGACGAGGGTGTCGGTCACGGCTCGATGACGACCCAATCCTCAGCCAGCAGGTCGGCCTGGGAGGCCAGCCAGGGCACGACGTAGCCCTGCGCCGTCTTCATGTCGATGTGCGCGTGGTACTGCACCTCGGTGCCTTCCGGGTAGATGCCCAGCAGGGGCGGCCGGTTCACCTTGAAGGTGCTGCCCGGCACCAGAAACAGGAACATACCCTTGCCGTTCCACCCGGCACGCGCGACGCGCTCCCCGGCCTTGAGGCAGAGAAGCGCCTTGCTGAAGTCCATTCCGTCGCCCATGGTCACTCTCCCTACAGGTTGATCTGGATGTTCAAGGTCGGCGGTGCCGCGGCGGCCTGATCCTTCGACCCGTCCAGGCCCGCGGCGCGCACCGTGAACTTGATCAGGTCGGCCTTCACGCTCGACGGCGTCTGGCCGTTGTGGATCAGGCGCCAGGAGGTCTTCAGCAGCTCCTCGGCCTGAAGCTGGGCCTTCAGCTTGAAGCCCAGCCCGCCGTCTCGCTGCATCGCATCCATGATGCGCCGCACATGCGCCACGAAGCCCGGGTCCTCGCGCAGCCGCGCCCACTCCTCCCTGCTGAGCCCGTAGCTCTCGCAGATCGTCTTCACCGGGGCGGTGCGCAGGGCGACCTCCACCGGCAGCGTCGGGGGATAGCCCAGCTCGGCCGGGTCTCCGACAGGGAGTGGGGCGAGGGCGTTCATGCGCGGAACATGCCTTCTGGCGAGGGTGTGCGCAAGGTGATTCGGATTTCAGACTGAAATGCAAAAAATTTTCGGGGGCGGAGGTAGGTAGGGGGTCTGGATTTTCGGTTAATGGGTGATTTGAGGGAGGGGGTGAAAATTTTGTGCTAATAGGTGATTTAGGGAAGGCGGGAAAAATGTATGGGGGATGCGTATGTAGCCCCGGGCAGCGCGCGTCAAATCCCCCTGGGGGCAACCTCCCAGAAAAAGAATTCTTTTCCTAGGGCGCAAGCCGTAGGACTTGCTTGACAGCATGTCCTAACGTGTTAGTGTGCATGTACCGTAGCAATGGTGCTGCGGGGTTGAAGGACACGAAGCAATGAATGTTGTCTCTCGCGAAGTGTGCATCGGTTTCGGGCTGTGGCAGCCCGTGCCCAAGCCGCGCGGCATCGCCGGCAACGACGCGAAGCGCGGCGCGCTGTGGGCACAGGCTCAGATCGACATGGCCCGGCGCGCGGCTGGCGAGCCCGTCAGCCTCCGCACCACGACCATCGACAAGAGCGGCGTCTGCCGCTCCAGCGTGACGCGGTACTGACATGCCCACCTTCCTCGGCATGTGCCTCGCAATCGCGTGGTTTGTGATCTTCATCTGGCCGGTGCTGTCGCACTAGCCGCCCTGGCCCGGGCGCAAGCCCGGGCCACCCTCCCGCACACAAAGGAACCTCACACCATGGCCCGTGACGCTCACACCTACCGCGCGGAAAAGCGCAACGCTGCCCGCCGCAATCGGCGCGACACCCCGCGCCGCACGCGTGGCAACGTGATCGACGGCCCGACGAACACGTTGCGCTGGTCGACGTGCATCACCCGCATGTCGGTCTCGGATCATGTGGTGGTGCTGTTCGGTATGCATCCCACCCGCGCGACCAGATGGTTGTGATCTTCCGCCGAGAGGGGCCGAAAGGCCCATCTCTCTTTTTGCCTTGAGCACAGCGTCGCTCACCCCTTTTCCTGGCCGGTATAGTAGTTAGCCCGCCCGCAGATCATGCCTGATGTAGCAAGCGTGCCTACGCGCGCGTGTGAGGCTGGCCTCACAAGGCTTGACACAAGGTGCAGATAGGCTATTATCTCGGTAGTCATGCATCCCGCATGACTGATTGAAGGAACAGAGACATGGCTACCAAGTCGAACAAGCCTGTGAAGGTGGTGGACGTGCCCGGCATTGGGCACAACGGCCCGCCCGTGAGCGACGACGCCGCGCTGTTGCGCGAAGTGCGTACGCTGGCCCGTGGCGCCGAGACGGCGCGTGCTGCCTTCCGCGACCGCGTCCTAGCCATCTGCACCGGGCGCAGCGGCGGGTTCATGAAGGATGTTCAGCGCGAGGCAATCCACGGGTTCCTGGCGAGCATGATCGCCCGCGCCGCCGGGCGCGCGTGGCAGCCGGAGGATGACGCGGCGGCTGCCGCGCTGGCCATCAAGTCCATCAAGACGCTGAACGAGGCCGAGACGAAGATGCGCGCCAACGCTCGGCGGCGCTGGGCGGATATCATGGACGACGCGCGCGCCAAGGCGCCGGAGGCCGCGCCGCCCAAGTCGGCCGCCAAGGCCGCAGCCGTCGCCAAGACCAACGCGAAGCGCAAGGAACGCGCCGCACGACCCGGCATCAGCACGTCCAAGGGGCGTACCGCCAAGGCTGACAACACGGGCATGGCACCGAGTGTCAGCGCCGCGCCCGTGGCCAAGACCAAGGCCGAGGGCGTGGCGCATCTCCACCAGGGCGCGGCGCTGATGCTGGCATTCGTGGAGCGCAACGACAAGGCACTGGGGTCCGCAATCGTCACCAAGGCGAAGGGCGCGCTGCGAGTCCTGATGGACCTGAGCGCGGCCGACTGACCTGCCGCGCTACCCGGGGCGGGGGCCGAGAGGCTCCCGCCCTTTTTCGTGCCCACCGCCCGGCCGCGGTCCTCGCGCGCCGACCTTTCGCTTGTCCGCGTCCCACCCCCCCCCTCCTGTGCAGCATAGTAGTTAGCCCGCGAGCGCCCCCGCCACACCTAGGCCCCTGATCCCACATTCACTCGCCCCGCTTTGTGAGCCACCCTCACAAACGCACCCTCACATGTTGACATACGCTGTGCACATGCTATTATACGTGTAGGTGATGCGCTGTGCATCGCCG